AGAGGCTTAGCCATGCTAGTATACACGACTCCGTTCATGTGGTCAAGCTCATGTTGAAAACATCTTGCAGAAATTCCGGTATACTTTGCAGTCCTCTTAACGCCATTGAAGTCTTGGTATTCCACATTGATTTCTTCTGGTCTGGTGATCCGCAATGCAAGTAGAGGGAAAGACAAACATCCCTCGACAATATGCACATCAGCACCATTTGTACTTACAATTTTAGGATTGAAAAATGCAACATAGTTGTCACCGGAACCCATGACAAACACACGATGGTTAAAACCACACTGGTTCGCAGCCAAACCAATCCCCTTGTGCAATTTACACGTTTCGACTAGAGATGATGCGAACTCAACAGCATTAACAGGAGGATTTGCAAAATCGAATTCAGGTAAAACCTGATTCAATAGAGGATGGTTTTCTCCATAGATTTGAAATATTTTGTGTTTTTCTATGATTGGTTCTTGTTTTTTCAAACTTCTAGAAACCTGGTCATCGATATCAAAGGTAATCATTTCACTCATTTTGCCACCTGACTAAAATTATTTTTCTTAACAAATTTAATAACCGACCGGAACTTATCAAATAGTTGGTCGCCCTTATGTGAGATAACAAAAATGTTAGTCTCTGTACCCATATCATAAATCAACTTCAAGAACTCATCAGTACCAACTGTATCTAGACTAGAATCAAATACTTCATCCAATATCAACAAGTTTGTATTGGTTGAGTTTTTCAGTTTTGCAATTTGGCGCCATGTAAACAGCAAAGCCAGATCGATACGCATTTTTTCACCTTCTGAAAAATTAGCATAACTGAAATCATCTCTATGTCTAGATTTGATAGTCTCTTCAAAATTTTCATTGATATTGAAGTTAACAAAAAAGTCCATGGACTTCAAATACTTATTAATCAATTTATTCATGATTGGAAGATATTGTTTAATGATCTTGGTTTTGATGCCAGTATCTTTAAGCAACATCGACGCATGTTCATAATAATGTTTTTCTACGGAGAGTTTTTCCTGTTCTTCAACGTAGACTTTCAATTCTTCCCTGAGGGACTTCAATTTGGCATTTTCAACTTCTAAGTTATTCTTATGACTTGTCAGTTCTTGTATTTCTTTATTTAATTTAGTATTGTACTTATTAATTGCCACAATTGTGGAGTTGTGTTTAACAATCTCGTTATTGTGTGAAGTGATATTATTAACAATACCTTGAATGTGTGTAAGCCGAGTACTGATTTTATCGATCTCTACATTAATATCATTAATGCCTTTTTGTATTTCGGACTTTTTTACTTTACGGTCTTCAATCTGTACATTCTTGAAATCTAAACCAATGGATTGCCGGCAAGTTGGACAATCATCATTTTCCGTAAAAAACGCAATATCTTTATCAACTTTCTTGGCATTAGATTCCAACTTTGCTTCAAGTTGCACCAATTTTTTGGATTTACTTTCCAAGGAAAGTTTGTCGGAAATCTTCTTCTGCAATGCATCAATATGTTTTTGAACCAAAACAATATCTTTTTGTAACTGTTCTACTTGAGATTCATTATTGACAATTTCTTCACGTTTCTTTTGAATTTCGGTGTCATTTTGTTTTTTATGTTCTTCGATATTCTGCTTCTGTAAAGTGATCTTCTCGGAAGTCAACTCCATCGAATACTTGTTTTTGCTGCTAAGGTCTTTGATCGAGGACATTTTCTCTTTAACTAGCACATTCATAGATGAAAATATCTGAATGTCTAGGAGGTCTTCAATGATGGCCCTTCGGTCGGAAGGAGACAGTTGCATAAATGGAACAAATGATGCAGAGCCAAGTATCACAACTTGAGTGAAGGACTTGTAATTTAGTTTTAGTATGCCCTTTTCCAAATATTCTTGATAATCTTTCGATTTTGCGTCTTGATTAACAAGTACACCATTGCAATAAATCTCAAAGATGTTGGGCTTCATGCCACGAATAATTTTGTATTGCTTACGACCAATAGAAAACTCAACCTCAACAACACAATCATTTTGATTGATTGAGTTCAATAATTGAGGTTTATTGATTTTTCTAAATGGCTTACCAAATAGGCCAAAACACAACGCATCTAAGATTGTGGATTTACCGGCACCATTACTTCCAATAATAAGAGTATTTTGTGACTTGGTTAAAGAAAGTTCTGTGAAGGAGTTACCCGTACTCAGAAAATTCTTCCACCTAACTAATTCAAAATTTATCATGCAGACTCTTGATTCAATGCCTCAACATAGATTTCGCGCAAAACGGTTTTAAGTTTACCATTATCAATGCCGTCATTTGTGAAAGTATCAACATACTTGTTAATTATTGTAATGGTATCTTCCGCCTGATCAAGTATATCATCTTCCAAGGCTTCTGTCAAGTCTGTGAAATCCTCAGCAACAGAAACATCCAAAGGATTTGACAAATATAAGTTGGACATGAATTTATCAAACAAATAGGGATTGGTTTTATTAACTACAACAACCTTAACATAGGCGTTGGTATATGCCGATAAGTCCTTATTATTGATTTCTGTAATGGATTCTAATTTATCATCGTAGGTAATTCGATGAAACATCACATTAGGATTTGGAATAAATTCCAAAGACCTATCAGATAGATCAAAAATATGAAAACCCCGGCGATCATTATAGTCTTGCCACGTAATCTCATATGGGTTGCCAAGATAATATATATTATCTGAATTTGACCTATGGTGAAAATGACCACTAAAGACCATATCAAATTTCTTAAAGAGTCCACGATCTAATCCTTCTTCCGAAACAACACCGCCGTGCATAGAGAACCCGGCGATATCAAAATGGCCCATGCATAAGTTAGCTGAAGTGTGTTTAATTTCATCCATCGATTCTTCATAATTATCAGCACAAATCCAAGGCATCATACAAACATCAGAAGACTCATCACCATAATCGAGATGTATGGTTTGAGGTGAATCGATGACAGTAATGTTATCATACTCCTGCAGTAATAGGTCGACAGAATTGACCTCATTCGTGTTCTTGAAATACGTATCATGATTACCAGCAAGCATCACAACATCAATATTACAATCACGCAGTTTGTCGAAAAACATAGACTTGGTGCGCTTTAATGTATAGAAGTTTACATACTTTCTACGATCAAAAGTATCACCAAGGATTAGAAGTTGTTTAATGTTGTTTTTTTCCAACATAGGAAAAAAGGTCTCTGAATAAAATTTCTCATAGAAATCCAAAAAATTAACAGAATCATTCCTACTTCCAAAATGTTGATCCGTAATAATCGCAACTTTCATAATTTACATCGTACCTTTTATAATTTTTCGACTCTCATCAGCATTCTTTTTAGCATCAATACGTTTATGTTCGGCCAGATAAGTACGATATCTCAAACCGGAACTACTGTAAGGATGCTCCCTTTGGTGATAATGCAATTCAATACCATTATCTAAACACCATTGTTTTCCCGTAAAATCTTTACTCTTATATTCATCACCAAGAAAACGGATATCAATGTGTTGAGTCTGTAACATATTCATCAATTCTTCTTCAGTTGAATAGATAAGAACCTCATCAATATATTTACAAGATGCAACTTGAACAAAGCGTTCATACACAGACTGTACAGGACTATTTTTGGTATCTGGACGGTCAATCGTAGGATCCGTTTGTAGTGCCACGATGAGCCAATCACAATGTCGTTTTTCTTCCTTCAACATGGTTACATGGCCAGCATGAAAAAAATCAAATGTACTACAATTAAAACCAATCTTCATAAATTCTCCATCAAATGATTGTATCAGGGTTCAATAAACTTTTCAATCCCTTTTGGCTTCTTTACCTCTTTTTTCAGGTCTTTTTTTCTTTTTTGCCCGTCTTCATAGTTGCCAATAAACTCTGAAATATTATCATACATTTCAAATTGTTGAGTTACGGAAGAGTCCATTTCAGACATTTCAGAATCATCAATTATACCAAAATATTCAGCAGATTTGTATTTCACATATAACTGTTTTTTTTCTTTTTGTATTCGCCTCAGAAAGGCATAATATATAATTTGTGTAAAATATGCGAATGGGTTCTTTGATTTGCTAGGATCAAAATTATTGAAATACATTAAACAGTTTTCAATACCATCAGAAATCATCTCATCTCTATAAGTATAGTTGATGAAATTTGGTTTATGCGATAGACCATCTGCTATCTTCATAAAACACTCACCAATGTAGTTAGGAATGGCTGGAGCAGGTCCGTTATCGGTTTGTGCTACAACACAGCGTTCCTTGTAATCAATCAAAGCCTGTAGGAAGTCTGCGTTGTTTATATAGTGTTTAGATGCCATTTTTATTCCATTTCAAATTCATTTGTACCACACAAAGTTGTTGACAAAGGGCTTGACAAGAGTGTACAGTCCGCGGTGTCGGTTGTAAATATTAATTATTAATGTATTACATGAACCCCAGACTTTAGGTCTTCTTCCGCAATTAAGGTTTCCGTAATTTCCTCTTCAGAGGAACTTTCCACAGAGTTTTCTGCATCTTTAAGTTTCTTTAAAGATTTAACATAATAGTCTAGAAATTCTTTATTCGGATCCATCATGCACATGATATTGTCATTTTTCATGAAGACTTCATTTGCGTCTGTCAATTGTATTGGTAACCAGTAACTCATTACCATACCTGTGTTTTGACCTCTAGAGTGGAATTCAATTGCCATTGGATCGGAAAGGTTGACACCTTCAGTTTCTTGTTGTACAATTGATATAATGTCTTCACCATTTTTAAGTCTTACTATCTTTATTTCCTGCATTTTTTAATCCTATCTTATAGATTTTAAATGGGAACCGTTCTTCTGTATATATCTTTACTCTTTCCACAAAATGTTTCAGAGTAAAATTCATATGCTTTTTAAATCTTAGATCGTCTGCAATATCATACAATATTGCAATTTGTTTACCTTCTGCCTGTCGCAAACCACGTCCGATTGATTGCAGATTGCGAACTCTTGACTTCGACGGTGAAGCAAATATAATATTGTGTAAATTTCTAATGTTTACACCAGTGGAGAAAGTTCCAAATGATGCGACAACAATTGCATCATTTTCTTCTTCCATTATCTTTCTTATGTTTTCTCTATCTTCGGTGTCTGTTCCACCGTGAACAAAGAATACTTTT